TTTCAGTGCATTAGTTACGTCTGAGATGGTCAGAGAGGCCATGACGAAGAACAACATCATTGTGGATAATTTTATGACTGACATATCCAATCATGGCGTAGTAGCTCAGAGCAGTTATGTTCTGCCTTCGACTCACGGTGGAACTTTTCTGCCCCTGGTCACTATTGACAAGGCCGTCAATACGGCTGTCCGTACATCTTATTTCCCTACGGAGCTGTACGGTACTTTTGGAGAGTATGAGTATTTGCCAGCTCCACTAGCTCCTGTCTTTCGTGGCGGTGTGTTGGTTGACCCGATGGAGAACGCAGTTAAGAATTATTCGAGTCCGCTTTTCCTTGAAGTGCCAGTAGAGCTTGAACAAGCTGTTCACGTCGCTATGTCGCGTTTGACGGCGGCGACAAGGGATTATTCGCGCAGAATATACACGTTTGAAGAAGCGGTTTTGGGTATACCGCAGCAGAAGTTCCGCTCTATCCCTCGTGGTACATCAGCTGGTTTTCCTTACATTTTCGACGTCAACGACGGGAAAAAGAGTTTCTTTGGAAATGGACAGGACTATGACCTTACGACGATCAAAGCAAAGGAGTTACGCAAGCGCGTCGAGTTCGTGGAGGCTTGCGCACAGCGCGGGGAGCGCTGCGCACACGTGTTTGTCGATTTTCTCAAGGATGAGCTTCGATCAAGAAAGAAGGTAGAGGACGTTGCCACGCGGCTGATTTCATCGGCGCCTTTGGATTATACTATTTTGTGGCGTATGTACTTTGGTGCCTTCTCCAGCGCGATGATGAACAATCATACGTTGTCTGGTATGGCTCCGGGTATTTGCACCTATGTAGATTGGGATTTGCTTGCTGACTTACTCAGGAGCAAAGGGAGCGACGTTTTTGCAGGAGATTTCAAGGGCTTTGACGCGAGTGAGCAGGAGCCAGTGCTCATGGCGTTGCTCAGATACATTAACAAGTGGTATGACGACGGGCCTGTTAACGCGCGCGTGCGTGAGGTGCTTTGGTTGGATCTTGTCCACTCGCGACATATTGGAGGTCCTCAGGGCGATCGCCGACATATTTACCAATGGAATAAGTCCTTACCGAGTGGTCATCCCTTTACGACCATTTGCAACTCCATGTACTCACTCGTGACGCTAGTAGCTTGCTACATCAGGCTCACGGGTGACCGCACGAGTTTTTGGACTAACGTTTTCACTGTTACGTATGGTGATGACAATGTTAACAACGTCAACGCATGGGCAGCTTCTTTGTTCAACCAGGTGACTGTGGCAGACGCCATGAAATCCATGTTCGGATTGGTTTACACGTCTGACAAGAAGGATGCAGATTTGGTCGAGACGACTGTGCTTGACAACGTGAGCTTTCTTAAGCGAGCGTTTGAGCTAGGTTTTGATGGTTGGTCTTGCCCCTTGGAGCTTGATAGTTTCCTCTATTGCGTTTATTGGTGCAAGAACAAGCGCAAGAAGGACGACATCATCAAGGATGAGCTGGAAATTGCACTTCAAGAGCTCAGCCTGCATGATGAGAAGGTATGGGACAAGTGGGCGCCCCGCGTATACAAGCTTCTTGAGTCTCGCGATGTTGTGCCTCTTTGCCCATGCTCATATACCGAGTACCGTGCTCTAGTTCGTTCGCGAGCTGATGCGTGGTATTAGACCGTTACAAATACGCGTTATCATAACAAAAATACTTCACAGCGCAGGGAAGTTGATGACGGACAGGGTGCGGTCAGGAAACGTGGCTTTTTAGCCTTACTACTCAGGGTCGTTTACCCAGAGAAGCGCTGTGCTGTGCGAGTGGTAGAGGCACCACCGCACAGTATTCGTCTCGCTAATGATATTAACAAATCAAACGATACAGCTGGCATGCTCCGCGATGATACGGAGCTTTGTTCTAATTTGGAGGGTCTTCACATGACGGGTGACACAAAGACCGTTACGGGAGTTACCACGCTTCTTTCTGATGCGTGTGAGTCCACAGAGGTGCTTGGTAAGCATTATGCTCCCGGTAAAGTCGTGCGCTCTCAACCAGAGTTGCAGGATCTTAAGGAGTATTTTCGCCGACCACGTATTATAGCTAGTGGCGCTTTACCGAACTCAGTACGTAACCTTTTTAACCAATGGGAGTTCACTAGCGCCAATATCTTTTCTACATGGTTCCCTGGTGGCATTACACGTCTTTTGGGTGTTTACGGGTGTAAGTTCAAAATTGTGTTCACGCTGCAGGTTGCATCCACTCCGTTCCATCAGGGTTTGCTTTGTTTGAATTGGCAGTATGGTACCACTGCTGGTAGTACCGTCACTATGCCACGCAACAAGTTTTCCCCACTATCCACTAACATTCCTCACGTTCGACTTGATTTGGCTGAGTCCACCATGGCTCAGCTAACCGTTCCCTTCTTGTACGAGTTCGAGTTTATGCCTATTGGTAGCAATAACACGCCACCTTATGGCATACTCGGCTTGAACCTGCTTTTACCCATTCCAGTAGTTGTGGGCATAAACGCGCCTACTTACAAGCTTCTTGTTCATCTTGAAGACTTGGAACTTATTGGTGCGTCGCACTTTGCCACTAGTACTGTTGTGGCTCAGGCAGGCAGGAAGATGTCACCTATCAAGGAGGAGTTTGAGAATGACGCTTATCCATATAGTTCAACTTTGCATTCTGCGTCACGCACTTTAGGTTGGATTGCAAAAGGAATCCCCTCTCTAGCCAGTTTGACCGCGCCCGCAGCTTGGTTTCTTGACAAGTCGGCAGGTGTTCTTCGCTCGTATGGCTTCGCTAAGCCCCTTGTGCAAGATCCACCTATGCGGGCTCAAAAGTTGCTTACAGCTAACGAGCAGGTTGTAGATGTGCCGAGCACGGCGCTTATGGTCGCGCCCTTTGCGTCCAACAGTTTGTCTGTAGACGCCCAGTTTGGCGGCACAGCAGTCGATGAGATGTCGCTTGCGTTCATCAATTCGCGTTGGGCGCAGATTTGTGTTGGTAGTATTTCAACGGCTCGGAATACTGGCACAGTTATTTACGCAACAGGTGTGGGTCCTTCTTACTTTTGGTTTCGCACTCGTGCCAACCCGCCTTTTTGCAACGTGCCAGTGCCAGCGTACTCTGCTACTGGCAACAACGGCATATTGCCTTCCCACTTGCTTTTTACTTCCTCTTGCTTCAAGCTATGGCGCGGTGGTTTTAAGTTTCGGTTCACTTTTTCCAAAACTAAACTCCACGGCGGTCGAATGCTTGTCGCTTATTTTCCGTATTCCAACTTGGGATCGAACACGGCTATCACAGGCACTACTTCCGCGCCTGTTTTGCCTACTTATTTGGCTCCGGAGTTTGCTTCTAGCGCTCCTCAGCCTACGGGCCTTTCCACCATTTTCGACCTTCGTGATTCCTCTATCTTTGAGTTTGAGGTACCGTATTCCTCATACGTACCGCATATGAGGTTCAATGAGCTGATGGGCTCTTTGACTATGAGCGTCTTGGACAACGTTCAAGCCACTGGTGTGGTTTCTGACACAATTGACTTTATGGTCGAGGTTTGTGGTGGCTCCGATTTTGAGCTTTCTGTGCCAATCGGTCCCATCTTTGCGGCTAGCCAAGCTGGCACACCCGTTGCTCAGTCTGGTCGCGTTCTTACGTCCACTGCGACTGACGTTTGTGAGTTAACCATTGGTGAGTGTGTTACTTCAGTGAAACAGCTCATCATGATTCCGAAATGGCGTAGTGACACTGGCTTTGCTGGCGCAACCTATGGTGGCAATGTTTATCCTTGGTGGTATTCGCCCGCCCAGTCAGTTCTTACTCCAGGACCTACTAGTTTTCCTTCTGAGACTTTTGGTTTTGGGGCGTACTTTTCTTCCGCTTATAATTATTCGCGTGGTAGCACTGAGGTCCACGCGTACGCGATTAATGCGGCGAACTCGGCAGGCGTAGTTTGGATTGCGAGTATGAATCCTGCCAACAATGGTGCAGTTCCTACGGATAACTCGCCCAACACAGGTACTGGCTCTAACGCTCCTCGCGTTATTGCTACGGACAATAGCGCTCTTCATGTGCGCTTCCCTTCGTACCAAAACATTGTGCGCTACGGCGCCAATGACATTACTTCCGATTGGTCTTTTGAGTTGGATAATGTCGCAAAAATTCAGGCGCCGCTTACGGTGCCTAACAACAACCTCATCGGTCCTACTATTGGTATGATTACCATGCAGAACGTAGGCGTGACTACTATTACGTATATATCACGCGCGGCTGGTGAGGACGGTATGCTCGCGCATTACCTCGGACCTCCGACTTTCATTTTGCCGGGTGTTGTCGCCGCTTCTGGCGGTTACGACCCTGACATGGTGGGTCTGAAGCCGTATTAACCCTTTTGTAGGGCTTTGAGAAATAGAAAGGTTTTTCCTCTTTGAGGTTGACTTTGTATTCACGCAACGCAATTAGCCCTTTTGGGGGTTTGATGGCGTTGCTGTGTGCCGCGC